AAAACCGGTCAGAGAATACAAGGCTGGTCTGCCCGAACCTAACCTGAAGAACACAGCCAAGACATACTCTAGCACAACAGGAAAACAATTTGGTAAGGCATCACAACAGATGCCAGCCCGTGTGGTAGAGTATTTCTTGTATAATAAGAAAGGAATGAACTATCTGGGTCGTTCTTATGGCAACAACGGACAGAACCAGACTATCAAGATTGCAAGAGATGCTGTCACCTATGTGACATCAGGACTGGTAGATGGCAACAATGGTATGGTGCTTTCCTACCTGAACAAAGCTATCAAGTCATTGAATCAGCTGCGTTGGATGGAGGACTCTATTGTCATCTATCGTATGGCGAGAGCACCTGAGCGTAGACTGTTCTATATTGACGTGGGTAACCTGCCGAAGGCTAAGGCTGAGCAGTATCTGCGTGATACGATGGCAAGATATAGAACGAAGATCACCTACGACCAGAACACTGGTGAGATTCGTGACAATAAAAAGTATATGTCTATGCTTGAGGATTACTGGCTGCCTAGGAGAGAAGGTGGTAGAGGCACAGAGGTTTCTACACTGCCTGGTGGTCAGAACCTGGGCGAGCTGGAAGACCTCAAGTATTTCCAAGACAAACTGTATCGTTCTCTGAATATTCCTCTGTCAAGAATGCAGGAGGGCGCTGGTTTCCAGATTGGTAAGTCCGACAATATCATGAGAGATGAGGTAAACTTCAATAAGTTTGTCGGCAGAATGAGAAAGAAGTTTGCCGGTATCTTTGTTGACCTGCTCAAGACACAGTTGGTTCTTAAGGGTGTAGTGACACCGAAAGAGTATGACTCCATGAAGGAGCACATCACATACGACTTTATCTATGACAATCACTTTGCTGAACTAAGAGAAGGTGAGATGTTGATGCAGCGTATGCAAACTGCTTCAATGTGTGAACCATATCTTGGAAAATACTTCTCTGTGTATCAGGTGCGTCACAACATCCTTGGCTATACAGACACTGAAATCAAGGAGCAGGATAGACAGATTGCCTATGAAAGAAATGTTGGCATCATTCCTGACCCGAACGCACAGTTGGCTACGGAGAATGAAGAGAAAATGGCTGTAGAAGGAGAACCGGTTGACCTGGCTGGTGGTCAGGTGCCACAGGATGACATGGATTTGTCTGGTGACCCTGAGCAAGAACTACCACCAGATATAAATACAGTATAAGTTAATCTATTATTATGTCAAGAGTTTCTGAACTTATTGATCTTATCGTTCAAGGTAAGAATACAGAGGCAACTGAAGTTCTCAACAATGAATTGATGAATCGTTCTTACGAGGGCATCAATGAGTTGAAACCTGAGGTAGCTAATAACTACTTCGCTTCTGTCATTGATATGCCAAACGATGGGCAACCTATTGAATATAGTGACCCCGAACCCGAACCCGAGTACACAGAGGAACCAACCTATGAAACTGATTAGAGAAGAGGTAGAAACCGTTGAGGTTCTCTGTGAAGAGAAAGGCGGTAAGAAAACATTCTACATTCAAGGTCCATTTCTCCAGGGCGATATCAAGAATCGCAATGGTAGAATTTATGAAAGTCGCATTCTGGCAAAAGAAGTCAAGCGTTACAATGAAGCATACATCAACAAGAACAGGGCAATGGGCGAGCTTGGTCACCCTGATGGCCCTACTGTCAATCTTGATCGGGTTTCTCACAAAATAACGAGGTTGGAACAAGATGGCTCTAACTTTATCGGAAAGGCAAAGATTCTTGAGACTCCGATGGGAAGAATCGCAGGAGCGTTACTCAATGACGGTGTCACGCTCGGTGTTTCATCGCGTGGCATGGGCTCTCTGGTTAATCGTAATGGTTGCAACTACGTTGGTGAAGACTTTATGCTGGCTACTGCTGCTGATATTGTTGCAGATCCCAGTGCTCCAGACGCTTTCGTACAAGGTATTATGGAGGGCAAGGAATGGGTCTGGGACAACGGACTTCTCAAAGAAAGAGAGGTACAGAATGCTTATAACCGAATTGAACAGTCGGTTGTACAAGGACGACTAGAGGAACAAACCCTGGTGGAGTTTGAAAGGTTCCTTCTCTCTTGAGTTATCCGTAACTCCATCCACCATAAGCATAAGTTATTATAAATAACTTTGACTAAATAACTGAAAAATAGTTACTGAAACAATGGCAGTCACACAATCACGCACTCAGGTCAATGATAAGGCCAGCGGTGCCGAACCGATGCAGAAGTTGAACCCGAGCGCCGTGGTGCCTGGTCAGTCTATCAATGACATCGGCGGTCCTACCGTTTATGATTACAGTCAATATGGCGATAGCGCCAAGATTGAGAACGAAGGAACATCACAAGTCCATGATCAAGTAAACGATAAGGCTGGCGCTGCTGCCGATACTGGTGGCGGTACCGGTGGTGCATCTCTTGCTGGTGGAGAGACAACTCTTCCCGGTGGCAGTGCATCTGCCAAGTACAGCGGCACTGCTGATGGCCGTGGCAAAGGCAATGAGCCAATGCAAAAGCTTCCTAAAGGCGCAACTTATGAGCATGTGGAAGCAGACGCTAAAGCAAACAGCACCTTGGATGAACTGGCTGATGCCCAAGGTGCATCTGATGACTTCAAGTCTCGTGCTAAAGTCATCTTCGAGTCAGCCCTGAACCAGAAGCTGCAGATTGAAGTGGCTCGTCTGGAAGAAGAATTCTCTGCGAGGTTTGAGGAAGAAATTACCGACATCGCTGAAAAAGTTGAAGCATTCCTCAACTACACCTCCCAGCAATGGCTGGAAGAGAATAAGCTTGTGGTCGAGAACGGCATTAAGAACGAACTCTCTGAGAGTTTCATGCACGGTCTGAGATCACTCTTTGAAGACCATTATGTCACACTTCCCGATGAGAAGTATGACATCTTTGAATCGATGGTCGCAAAACTTGATGACATGGAAGACAAACTGAACGAGCAGATTGAGACCAATGTGGCTCTCAACTCCGCTATGTCCGGCTATTCCCGTCAAGCTACCCTTGCTGATGTGTCCTGGGATCTTTCCGAGGCAGGCAAGGAGAAGCTGGCTGAACTGGCTGAGTCCGTTGAGTTTGAAAGTGAAGATTCGTTCCGCAACAAGCTGAACATCCTTAAAGAAAGCTTCGTCTCCGAAGAAGCACCCGTTGCTTCAGGTGAGTACCTCAACGAGGAAGTTGAAGCTCCCGTTGCACCGACAGCCGAGGAAGGCATGAGTTCGAGCATGGCTCGCT